AATCCAAAAACCGCAGGTTGTTGGCGGCGTCTTTGCCTGCTTTCTGCGCTGGAGCAGAAAGCAGGCCGCCGGAGGCAGGGACAGGGCTTCGACGGCGCTGAGGGCTTTTGCGGCCCGGCGCACCGCCGCTCTCGGCGGCGCATCGGCGGATTTGCCACCGTCGTGTCAGCCGGCGCCTGGTCACTTGCGTGCCCGGCCGCCGGGACACTTCCTCGATTCCGCCTCGCTGCATCCGCCCCCGGCGGCGCATCGGCGGCTTTGACACCGTCGTGTCAGCCGCCGCCCGGTCACTCACCGTGCCCGGCCGCCGGGACACTTCCTCGATTCCGCCTCGCTGCATCCGCCCCCGGCGGCGCATCGGCGGCTTTGCCCCCGTCGTGTCAGCCGCCGCCCGGTCACTGGCGTTCCCGGCCGCCGGGACACTTCCTCGATTCCGCCTCGCTGCATCCGCCCCCGGCGGCGCATCGTCGGAATCCACACACCGCCGCACCGACGGCGAGAACCACCAACGCGGCCCGCGCCGCCAAAACCGGCATACGCCGCCAAACACGGCGGCCCACACCGCCGCACCATCGGGCGAAACCAACCTTCCGACGCCGGGAAGATCCCGCGTTTCCCCCGGTCATGCTGACAGGGGAAACCACTTGACAATCGTGACACAGAAAGGAAGGAAACACATGAACGACTATCGCTATGACCTCCAGCTCTTTGCCGACAGCAACACCCAGACCACCACCGGCCTGAGCGCGGAGATGAAGACCTACTACGGCATGGAGCTGCTGGAGAACGCCAGGCCCCAGCTGGTCCACAACCAGTTCGCCGCCACCAAGCCCCTGCCCGTCGGCGGCGGCAAGACGGTGGAGTGGCGCAAGTTCGGCGCCTTCGACAAGGCCCTCACCCCCCTGACCGAGGGCGTGACCCCCGACGGCAGCGGCATCACCGTCAGCTACATCACCAAGGAGCTGGCCCAGTACGGCGACTACACCACCGTGTCCGACCTGCTGGATCTGACCGCCATCGACGACGTGGTGCTGGAGATCACCGACCGCCACGGCGCCAACCTGGGCCTGACCCTGGACACCGTGACCCGCAACGAGATCCAGCAGGGCAGCCAGGTGATCTACGCGCCCCTGCCCGGCGCGGGCGGCGCACAGACCGAGATCCTCCACCGCTACGACCTGACCGGCGCGTGCCGCCTGACCAGCGAGCTGGTGGCCCGGGCCGCCACCGCCCTGAAGAAGATGAACGCCCCCACCTTCGACGGCAAGTACATCTGCATCATCCACCCCAGCGTGGCCTACGACCTGCGCCAGGACGAGGCCTGGATCGCCGCCCACCAGTACGCCGCCGCCACGGAGCTGTTCTCCGGCGAGATCGGCGAGCTCCACGGCGTGCGCTTCGTGGAGACCACCGAGGCCAAGATCTTCCGCGGCGAGGACCTGGCCTCCAACAGCCGCACCCTGCTGGTGAACGGCGCGGTAAACAATGCCAAGACCGTCAATTTCGACGGCGGCACCGTGGCCGCCGGGTCCCTGGCGGGCCGCTGGATCCTGGTGGGCGGCAAGCGCGCTCGCGTGGTCAGCAACACCGCCTCCGCCCTGACGCTGGAGGAGAACGTCACCGCCGCCGACAACGCCGTCATCTATCCCGGCGAGGGCGGCAAGGAGGGCTGCGCCGTCTACGGCTGCCTGTTCCTGGGCAAGGGCGCCTACGGCGTGGTGGACCTGAGCGAGGGCACCGAGGTCATCGTCAAGCCCCGCGGCTCCTCCGGCACCGCCGACCCCCTGGACCAGCGCTCCAGCGTGGGCTGGAAGGGCATCCATGCCGCCGCCATCCTCTACGACGAGTACATCATGCGCGTGGAGTGCGGCTCCTCCTATTCCGACCAGGACAAGGGGAACTAAAGCCGGGCGGTAAAACGCATGAAAAGGGGAAATCCTTGACACACAGACCGCCTTCGGGCGGGGCCACCCGGCCCCGCGCCGGGGGCGGAGGCGCGCCGCCGCGGGCGGCGAGAGAGGAGAGCAGAAGATGAACAGGGAAAGCAAGAGCAAGAGCGCCCTCGACGGCGAGGCGATGACCACCGTGACCATCCCCCGCGGGCGCAAGAACGAGGAGAACTTCCTCATCGCCTCGGTGAACGGCCGGAGCTGGAAGATCATGAAGGGCGTGGAGGTGGAGGTGCCCGTGTGCGTGGCCGAGGTGCTGGAGAACCGGCGCATGATGGCCGAGGACGCCCGCCGCTACGTGGACCGCATGGCCAACTGAGGGGAGGGAGCGACATGGCAAACGTGACCGCCGGGGAGGTGCTCGCCCGGGTGGACGAGCTGCTGCCCAACGCCATCGGCGCGGCGGAGAAGCGGCGCTGGCTGTGCCAGGCGGAGGGCTTCGTGGTGCAGGAGATCCTGCGTGCCCACGAGGGCGGGGAGGACACCCCCGTGCCCGAGGCCCTGGCCGACGGCGACGAGCTGCTGGTGCCCGCGCCCTACGACGAGCTCTACCGCCACTATGTGGAAAGCCAGATCCACTACGCCAACGGCGAGATGGCCCGCTGCGCCAACGCCTCCAGCGCGTGGAACAACGCCTTCCTCACCTACCGGGACTACTACGCCCGCACCCACGTCCCCGTCCGCCGGGCGGGGGCGCTGCGGCTGTGCTGAGGGGGGTGGGGAGATGTTCTTTCCCAAGTGGACGGTGCCCCGCCAGCAGCGCGTGACGGTGAGCCGCTTTCTGGGGCTGGACCGGCGCGCCCGGTGTGAGCGGGGGGCCTTCGCCGCACTGGAGAACCTGTGCTCGGACGACTACCCCGCCCTGGCCGTGCGCCCGGCCCGGCGCACCCTGGACCGGGCCGGGCGGCCCCGGGGCCTAACCGTCCGGGACACCCCGGTGTGGGTGGACGGCGGGCGGCTCTATGTCAACGGCGCCGCCACCGCCCTGACCCTCAGCGACACGGACAAGCAGTTCGTCAACATGGGGGCCTATCTGCTGATCTGGCCCGACAAGAAGTATATCAACACCGCCGACCTCACCGACTTCGGCTCCCTGGAGAACAGCGTCACCACCGCGGGCACGGTGTCCCTGACCCTCACCGCCGCCGACGGCACGGCCCTGGGCGGCTATCCCGCCGCCCCGGAGCCCCCCGACTCCCCCGGCGGCGGGGCGCTGTGGCTGGACACCTCCGGCGGGCACGACGTGCTGCGGCGCTGGGGCGAGAGCGGCTGGACCGAGGTGACGGACGCCCGGGTGCGCATCGCCGCCCCCGGCATCGGCCACGGCTTCGCCGCCGGGGACGGGGTGACCCTCTCCGGCTGCGCCGAGGAGGGCCTCAACGGCGAGACGCTGCTCCTGGCGGCGGAGGAGGACGCCCTGTACGTGCCGGGGGTGCTGCGCGCGCCCCGGCAGCAGACCGCCCCCCTCACCGCGGCGCGGACGGTGCCGGAGATGGACTACGTCACCGAGTGCGGCAACCGGATCTGGGGCTGCAAGTACGGCCTGGTGGACGGGCGCAGCGTCAACGAGATCTACGGCAGCAAGCTGGGGGATTTCCGCAACTGGCGGTGCTTCGCCGGCCTCTCCACCGACAGCTACGCCGCCTCCCGGGGCAGCGACGGCCCCTTCACCGCCGCCGTGCCCTATCTGGGCAGCGTGCTGTTTTTCAAGGAGGACGGCATCGAGCGCCTCTACCTCAGCGCCGACGGCGCCCACCGGATCGTCACCACCCGGTGTCCCGGGGTGCGCCGGGGCAGCGCGCGCAGCGTCTGCCAGGCCGACGGCACCCTCTACTACCACGGCCCCGGCGCGGTGTACGCCTATCAGGGGGCGCTGCCTCGCAGCGTCTCCGACGCCCTGGGCCCCCTGGAGGGGACGGAGGGCGTGGCCGCGGCGGCGGAGGGCCGGGTGTACCTGTCCCTGCGCCGGGGGGACGGCGCGCGGGAACTGCTGGTCTACGACGCCCGGCGGGGCCTGTGGCACCGGGAGGACGACCCGGGCGTGATGGCCCTGGCCCCCTGCGGCGGCGACATCTGCGCCCTGACCGAGGGCGGGGACATCCTGCTGCTCCGGGGCGGCGGGGAGGAGGACATCGCCTGGGTCGCCGAGAGTGGCGAGCTGGGCCTGGACGCGCCGGAGAGCAAGTATCTCCAGCGCCTGGTGCTCTACCTCCAACTGGAGCCCGGGACCACCGCCTCCGCCCGCGTCAGCTACGACGGCGGGCGCACCTGGGAGCGCCAGGGGGCCCTGGGGGCCGACGCCTGGACGGTGCGCCACTGTTTGATGCACCTGCACCCCCGGCGCTGCCACAGCCTGCGCCTGCGCCTGGAGGGGCGGGGCCGGTGCCGCCTGCTGAGCCTGTCGGCGGTGTATGAGAAGGGAAGTGACGAGGGATGATCGACCTGCCCATGCCCCCCGCCCCGGCGGGGAGCCTCCAGCAGCAGTTGACGGACCAGTACACCTATCTCTTCCAGCTCTCCCAGCAGCTGTCCCTGGCCCTGGAGTCCCTGAGCCGGGGGACGGCGGTGACCGCCGGGCCCGCCGCACCGGACACCGCCCTGCCGGCGAAGGCCGCCGCGGCGGCCCTGCCCGACGGCGGGGAGGTCAGCGCCCTGCGGAGCCTGATCGTCAAGACGGCGGACACGGTGGAGCGGCGCATGGACGCGCTGCGCACCAAGCTGACGGGGGAGTACGTGGCGGCCTCGGACTTCGGGGACTATGTGGCCCGCCTGTCGGCGGAGCTGGAGGCCCGGCCCGACGCCGTCACCCAGTACTACGGCTTCACCTCCGACCTCCGCGCCGCCATCGACGCGGTGAGCGCCTCCTTCGAGCGCTACCGCACCGGCACCGAGGGCTACATCCGCACCGGCATCGTGGACTACGACGGCGCGGTCCCCATCTACGGCGTGGCGGTGGGGCAGGATCTGCAGACCACCGTGGACAGCAGCGGCGAGACGGTGGTGGAGAAGAAGAACTTCCGCGCCGTCTACACCGCCAGCCGCCTCAGCTTCTGGCAGGACGGCACGGAGGTGGCCTACGTGAGCAACAACCAGCTCTACATCACCCACATCGCGGCGCTGGGGACGCTGCGGGTGGGGGAGTGGACGATCAGCGGCGGCGACGGGCTGGCGCTGCGATGGACGGGAGGATAAGCCATGGCGACAAGCGGCAATTTCACAGGCACCACCAACAACCAGTATATCCAGGCCAAGCTGGTCTGGACGGCCCAGCAGAGCGCCGGCGCCAACACCTCCACGGTGACCGCCGCCCTCTACTACCGGCGCACCAACACCGGCTACACCACCAAGGGAACCTGGTCCGGGTCCGTCACCATCGGCGGCCAGAGCGGCAGCGGCAGCGCCGCCCTCACCATCACCTCCGGCAGCTGGGCCAAGGCCCTGGAGGTCACCAAGACGATCAGCCACAATGCCGACGGCACCAAGAGCATCACCCTCTCGGCCTCCGGCGGCATCCCCGGCACCAGCTTCACCTCCACCGCCATCAGCCAGACGGTGACCCTGACCCCCATCCCCCGGGCCACCACGCCCACCCTGCCCAGCTCGCAGCTGACCATCGGCCAGACGGTGCGCATCGCCCTGCCCCGCGCCTCCGGCGCCTTCACCCACCAGCTCTGGTGGCGCATCGGCAGCGGCAGCTGGTGGAAGATCGGCTCCACCCACGGCGACCACTGCGACTGGACGCTGCCCGAGGCGGACATGTGCCCCAAGATCCCCTCCGCCACCTCCGCCACGGCGGAGCTGTGGTGCGAGACGGACAGCGGCTCCACGAAAATCGGTGACAAGGTTATCACATTTACAGCCCTTGTCCCGGCCCACGTGAAGCCGACGGTGACGGACTTCACCCTGACCCCGGTCAACGACAACGCCACGGTGGCGGAGTGGGGGGTCTGTCTCCGGGGCTACACGAAGCTGGGCTACACCCTCGCCGGCGCGGGGGCCTACGGCTCCACCGTCACCGACTGGGAGATCCAGGTGCCGGGCGCCGGCGAGACGCTGTACACCGCCTCCGGCGCCACCAAACCCCTCGCCTCCACCGACGGCAAGGTGACCGCCTGGGTCCGGGACAGCCGGGGCCGCTGGTCCGCGGCGGCGGTGCGGACGGTGACGGTGCTGGATTACGGCGCCCCCACCATCGGCGGCAGCCACGCCTTCCGCTGCGGCCCCGACGGCGCGGCCAGTGACAGCGGGGCGTACCTCAATGTGGCCTGCGCCGGGGAGGTCTTCCCCGTGGACGGGCACAACACCAAGACCTGCCGCGTCCGCTGGCGGCCGGTGGGGGGCGTCTGGAGCGGCTACACGGACCTGACCGGGCGGAACCTGTTGCCCTACCCCTACCATCATACGACCCGGACCGAGGCGGGCATCACCTGGACGGACAACGGCGACGGCACCGTCACCGCCAACGGCAAGGCCACCGCTTTCGTGGTCTTCTCCTGCCACCAGCGTCTGCAGGGGGAGGCCAACGATTTCATCTGTCCCAATGGCACCTACCGCGTGGGCGGCTGCCCGGCGGGCGGCGGCGCGGGCAGGTACCGCATCGACGTGGGCGTCACCCGAAACGGCAAGTGGCAGAGCCTGGGCGTCGACTACGGCGACGGGGTGACCGTCACCGTGGCGGGCGACGACTACGGCACGGAGAGCGCCAACCTGGGCTTCCAGCTCCAGGTCTACAACGGCGCGACCGTGAATGATTTGACCTTTACACCGACGCTGCGCGCGGCGTCGGAGGGCGGCGACACGGTGCTCAGCGCCGCCCTCTCCGTCACCGCCTCCTACGAGGTGGAGCTCTCCGTCCGGGACGCCCTGGGCAGCGAGAAGACCGTCGTCTGGCCCATCCCCACGGCGGAGGTGGCCCTCCATCTGCGCCGGGGCGGCCACGGCGCCGCCTTCGGCAAGTACAGCGAGAAGGAGAACACGCTGGAGGTGGACTGGGACGTGGAGATCCACGGCCGGCCGGTGGCCGACTTCGTGGTGGCGCGGGGCAGCGACGGCCCCTGGAGCTGGGAGAAGTGGGCCGGGGGCAAGGCGGTGTGCTGGGGCCTGTTCGCCACCGGCGAGATGACCATGACCGCCTCGGGGAGCGTCTACCTCTCCGACGTGATGACCCGGCCCCTCCCGGCGGGGCTGTTCGCCGCCGCGCCGGTGGCGCTGGTCCAGGTGGCGGCGGGCGGCGCCCTGATCGGGGCCAAGGCCACCGGCGCCACCGACAAGGACACCCTGGCCTATCAGGTGCTGCGCACCTGGTCCGGCGGCGACGGCACCTATGTGGCGGCCTGCTGCCTGGGCCGCTGGCAGTGACGCCCATTTCACAAGGAAAGGAAGATTGTATGGCAACCACCTATCAAACCGTATCCTACGGCAGCCGGGGCGACGCGGTGCGCCAGCTGCAGAGCGCCCTCAACCGCAGGGGCTATCAGCTGGCGGAGGACGGCGTTTTCGGCGCGAAGACCCGCGAGGCCGTGCGGGATTACCAGAAGAAGAACGGCCTGCAGCTGGACGGCGTGGCCGGGCAGCAGACCTGGGGCCACCTGATGGCCGCCGTCACGCCCCCCGCCGTCCCCACCACCGGCAAGCAGGTGCTCACCGGCGTGTCGGACGAGACGGCGGACGCCCTGGAGCGGCTGCAAAGGGGCTATGTCCCCTCCGGCGACGTGGCCGCCGCCTGGGAGGACTGGCAGGACGTGGCCTCCCGCCGCCCGGCGGCGTACCAGTCCGCCTTCGCCGTCCAGCTGGACGCGCTCTACCGCCAGATCCAGGAGCGGCCGGAGTTCGCCTATGACCCCGCCGCGGACGAGGCCTACGGCCGCTATGCCGCCCTCTACGCCGCCCGGGGCCGCCGGGCCATGGAGGACACCATGGGCCGCACCGCCGCCCTCACCGGCGGCTACGCCTCCACCTACGCCCACAGCGCCGGGCAGCAGGCCTACCAGACCTATCTGCAGCAGTTGGCGGAGCTGATGCCCCAGCTGGAGCAGAGCGCCCGGGACCGCTACGAGCAGCGGGGGAAGGCCCTGGTGCAGCAGTACCAGCTGCTCCAGGGGCAGGACGAGGCGGCCTACGGCCGCTGGCAGGACGCGGTGAAGGCCTGGCAGAGCGAGAGCGAGAGCGCCCGCCGGGCCTACGAGACGGCGGAGAAGTCCGACCGCGCCACCTACCAGGCCCTGCTGAGCCATTTCCTCAACCGGGCCAAGGCGGAGCAGGCGGCCTCGGGCGACCGCCTGGCCAACACCGGCGTCAGCGCCGATCCCGGCAAGGGCATCTCCCTCAGCTCCACGGCGGGGGACAGCCTCCGGCGCACCATGGAGCGCTACCTCAAGGACGGCAAGCCCGCCGCCGCCACGACCCTGGCCCAACAGTACCGCACCCGCATGACCCCGGCCCAGAAGAAGCGCTTTTCCACCCTCTTCCGCCGCTACGGGGTCGGCGTGGACCTGTAAATGCTGTAAAGGGAGAACGCCTGCAAGCCGTTGCGGAGAGCGGGAGAGAGGAGCGGGGCGGGGAGTTTCTCCCCGCCCTCTTGCCAAGGGGCGCCGGAGGCGGTACAATAGTACCCGTCACCGCGGGGCCGCGCCCCGCAGAAGGGAGGGCCCCATGGCCGGATATTACGGAAAACAGCTGCCGCGGCGCCAGCGCGCCGCCTACGACCAGATGCACGCCGGCTTCCGCGCCCTGGCCCCCGCCGTCCGGGTGGAGCGGCTGTCGGGGGAGGAGCTGTCGGACGTCTATCTGCGGCTGAAGCTGGACGAGCCGCTGCTGTTCTACGTGGTGGGCTTCACCTACCGCTACTACCCCCAGGCCGACCACGTGGAGCTCCTGCCGGAGTACCTGTTCGACCGGGGCAAGATCCGCACCCACCGGCAGGCCATCGACGCCCGCATCGCCCGGCTGACCCGTCCCCTGCGGGACCGGAGCCCGGCGGAGCAGGAGCTGGCCATCCACGACTTCATCCTGCAGAACGTCCGTTACGACAAGCTGAAGAAGGCCTACTCCCACGAGATCATCGGCCCCCTGACCCAGGGGGTGGGGGTGTGCGAGGGCATCGCCAAGACCGTCAAGGTCCTGTGCGACGCGGTGGGCCTGCCCTGCGTGGTGGCCCTCAGCGAGGCCGACCCCGACGGCGGCTCCCCCTACCGCCACGCCTGGAATGTGGTCACCGTGGGCGCTCAGCGCTACCACCTGGACGCCACCTTTGACAATTCGCTCCAGCGGGGCGCGCCCCGGTACGACTACTTCAACCTGGACGACAGCCACATCTTCCGGGACCACCGGCCGCTGGTGCTGCCCCTGCCGCCCTGCACCGACAGCCGCGGCGCCTACTACCGCCGTGCCGGCCTCACCCGCGCCGACCAGGTGGAGGACCGCGTCCGCCAGGCCCTGCGGAAGAAGCGCACCTGCCTGGTGTTCCAGTGGCGGGGCGGCGGGCTGAACCGGGAGATTTTGTCCGACCTCCTCCGCCGCTCCGACGCCGCGGCCGGGGAGCGGGGCCTCACCGCCGCCTGCTCGGTGAATCTGGCCCAGCAGGTGATCCAGCTGGATTTCGCCGCCGCCCGGCCCCCGGCCCTCACCATCCCGGAGCCGGACGAG